GAACCCGACTCCAGAAATCAAGGGATCGTTCCGTGCCAAGATGCTTAACGGTGCACGGAAGGTCGCTTCTAAACTGTAGGTGATGAAATGAATCTGGCTCAGAAGCAGTACGAAGCTTTGAAGCCAGAGGAGCAGGAGCGATGGGGCAAGGAGTGGGATGTCCTTTACGAAAAGGCAAAGGACTTTAACAAGACACTTCCGAAGGGGCAAGATCGATTCTCTGAGGACGAACTGCATTACCTGTCGATGCTACAAACTCCAAAGTTCTGGGCCGCTGAAGTTCTGAAATGGATCGCTCGTGATTATCAGGAGACGATCCTTCAGGAGATGGCGAACTCCAAACGTACCGTACTTCGTCTTGGTCGACGTCTGGGTAAGACCGAGACGATGTGCGTTATCATCCTCTGGCATGCATTTACGCAACCGAATAAAGGGCCGAACAACCAGTACGACATTCTCGTTATCGCTCCGTATCAAGAGCAAGTCAGTCTCATATTCAAGCGGCTGTCTCAGCTTATCGATGCATCCGGCGGTCACGTTATTCCTTCTCGTGATATCGAACACCATATTGAACTTCCAAACGGATCAGTAATCCACGGTTTGACTGCGGGTTCCAAGTCCGGTAATGGTGCGGCGAATACGCGGGGTCAACGTGCCGACTTGATCGTACTCGATGAGGTTGACTACATGAACGAAGCGGATATCACGAACATCATGAACATTCGTAACGAAGCACCTGAGCGTATCAAAATGATCGTTGCATCCACACCGTCCGGTAAACGGGAGTCGTATTACAAATGGTGTACTGAAGCAACGGTGTCTTATGGATACGATGAGGATCGAACGAATAACATGGGCCGCGTGATGTACAAACGAACAGTGAAGCCGTACTTAACGAATGCAGATGGTACATATACACTGAATCCACTTGGCGGTAAGATCCGTGACGGTAACGGCTGGACGACAGTCCACGCTCCGTCGAACGTAAACCCGGAACTTCTCAAAGTGAACCCGGATACTGGACTCACGTACTTAGAAGAACTACGCCTTGACCTCACCGAAATGCGGTACATTCAAGAGGTTCTTGCAGAGTTCGGGGAAAGTATATCGGGGGTATTCCTTAAAAAACACATCGACATTGCCATTGAGTTCGGCAAGAAGATGCAACTGGAATACACGACACGTAACTTTGATCGCAACGACAATCCACGTATCCTTGGCGTCGACTGGGATAAATCGAAAGCCGATACCAACATGGTGGGTATGGAATGGAACCGGCAGATCAACAAGTTTGTTCCGTTCTTCCGCAAGGTTATTCCGCGGGGCGAGTTTACGTATCAACACGCGATCGATGAGATCAAGAAGGCCGACAAAGAGTTTGCCTTTGACTACATCATGGCAGACGCCGGTCACGGGGAAAACCAGATTGAGCAACTGCGGATGTGGTACAAGAAGAACAAACATATGGGTGATCCGAAGAAGGTTATCCGCGTGAACTTATCTGAGAAGATATCCATTCACGATCCGGTGACAAGGCGAATTGAGAAGGTACACATCAAACCATTCATGGTCAACAACGCTGTGTGGATGTTTGAACGTGAGATGATGGTACTCAATCCGACGGATAAAGAAACGATCCAGCAGTTCGAAGCCTATGAGGTTAAATCGTGGGGCTCGGATGGTAGACCGAAGTACACGGATGAGAACGAGCACATCCTCGACTGTTTCGTGTTCTGTCTATTTGGATTTATCAAATACTTCGACGATGTACTCAAGGCCACAAAATCAGCCGCGGTCATTGCACTCAATAGACCACTCGACCGGATGTCAACGCCGTTCCCAGATCGGGATATCGGTAACGGGGAAACCATGAAGGCCGAAGAAGAGAAACGAAAATCACGGCATGCGTTTGCGAAAGGACTTAACATGGGGTCGAATAGATCATCCCGTACCGCTGGCTTGGGTGGTATGCGTCGATCCATGGGAATGCCTGCACGTAAAACGTTCTAAGGAGGAGCCCTAATGAAACCATGGGAGAGAGGGATACTGGAGTACCGTCCTGTACTTGGACTTACGCCAGAGATTCTCACCAAAGTATTATCCAAACCAGAAGGATCGCCAGCGACATTCACGCCCACTCCGCTTGCGATTGAATCTACGCAGGTGCTCGGGTCAGACCTGATTGAAAATACGATGGCATCCTTATCCCGGGCGACGGATATGGTCAGTACACTGAATAGATGTCAGTCTGGTACACCGTCATACGCCGCCTATCGTACAGCCAAAGATGGCGGCGATGAGGATGAAGCACGTCGTATTCATCTGGAGAACATTCAGGATATCGGCGGCAATCCACAACTGGATGCCGTCCCGATCCTTGAAGCGTGCATTGATGAGATGGAATCCTTCTTAGAGTATATCAACCAGAACATCTTCGATGGCAAAGCGGACTACAGTGATATGGATCGCGTTCGGGAGTCCGAGGAGAAGATGGTCAACACGATCTTTGCTCAGGAGTCGATGGGCAAGAAGGTGGACTATGAATCTCTGATGCTACGAGTCCACATGCTTGCCGCTTGTAGTGAGCGGATGCAGACACATCAGCATACGGTGGATTCTGCGGAAACCTATTTAAATCTTGGCACCAAAGATGCAATCTCAAGTGACGCTGAAGGATTGCTCTACTATCTTGCAGATAAACCAGAGCCTTTGATCCGCACGATGCAAGACGCAATCGAAGTGGGATTCAATGCACCAGCAACAATGGCTGTAGAACAAATCGTTGGTGCAGAGCGATCCACAGATCGAGAGTTCAGGGACTCACTCGATACAGAGTTATCCGCATTAAAAAATAAATACACACAGGTCTATAGCCCATTGATTCCCCTCTTTGCGGATGATACGATGGATATGGGCGTCAGTGCGTTGACCAGCACAATCTACGAAGGTATGGAGACGATTAGCAGTGCGTTTAAAGCATTGACCGCCGATCATATGGCAACGTCATTCCTTACTCGTACGCAAACGCAGAACTTGTTTGCGTATTTGTCGTCGAAGAAGCTGACACAACTGATGCACCAACTGCTTTCCACTTTCGTCAACGAGTTCGATCCCGTGAATCTTGATCGTGAGGTCAAACGATTCATTAGTCAGAACAAGCTCGACAGAGAAGGAAGCTTGTGCGGCTAACCGTACATAGGGTCAACAAGGCCCGTATCTCCTACATAGGGGTGATTGTTTTATGTTGAACACGATTCCATCAAGACAGATCCGAGCCGGATCAATTTCCACGGAGCATTTGGCTCCAACCATTCAGATTCCAGCCGATAACATTGATATCGATTGGGCTGAGAAGGCCGTTGAGATTTTGGCAACACGTACCGTTGTAGATTTTGTGCAAGTGAATGGCAAAGCTGTTCCAGCAAACTCTCCATCGATCATCGTTGCTGAGATCACACCGCCCTGCAACAGCAGACAATGAGCGTGGTGTCGTTGTACAAAACGGGAAGAACCGCGTGGTCATCCGCACAGCATCTACAGGCGAACCAATTATCGGTGCATCGAACAAAGAGGTGTATGGTAAAGTAACTCGCGTTGCTTCCGACTACGTTCTCACGTTCTATACACTGGATGGTAGCGGCGATGAAGTTGCACATGAGATCGTGGATGCAACGACCATCGACTTCCAGTATCCACAACGCTTTGACCTGAGTACGGTAACTGAAACCTTTGCGAGCAACGAGAAGTTCGTGGACGGCGGTGCAGATGTAACCGAACGTCTCGACATCACGCAGATCGTCAAAGATGTATTCGGCGGATCGTACACACTGGACAAAGACGGACAAGCCAACAACGCGAAAACGATCGTTCAGCAATTGGCTGAAGAAGCGGAAGCTCGTCAAGATGCAGATGTAGACTTGCAGGATGCAATCGATGCAGAAACAACTGCACGCGTATCTGCGGTCAACACCATCAACACGGCTCTGACTCCTCTCAATTCTGAGGTCGTTGCGGCTCGTGGATCATCCGCATCTTTGACTGCGGAACTTGCACGTATCGAAGCGAAAGCAGATGCGGCAACAGGTGTAGGCGG